CTACTGGTGTACCTGACTAGCGAAGTGCTTTATCTGATACAGCGGGGAGAGGCTCATAGCCGAGGCCAAATGCTCCGGCGATAGGTGCGCATACCGCATGGTCATCGTGATCGAGGAGTGGCCGAGGATCCGCTGTAGGGTCAGGATGTCCCCTCCCCCCATCATGTAGTGGCTGGCGAAGGTATGGCGGAGAATGTGGGTCATCTGGCCCGGCGTCTGGAACCCACAACGCTGATAGGCGCAGCGGAACGCGGCGCGGCAAGACATGAACAGGCGGCCAGATCCAGGCATGCCCACCTTGAATATCAACCTCTCCAACTCATCCGGGATCGGCACTGATCGGCTCTGCCGATTCTTGGTCCGGTGATAGTGCACCTTGCCGCCATGCACAGCGCCCCGCGTCAGGCTTTCCGCCTCTTCCCAGCGGGCTCCCGTGGCGAGACACAACAGCGCGACCGGATAGGTATGGTTGTTCGTACTGGCCTTGCACTCTTCCAGCAGTCGAGCGACCTGATCCAGGGACAGAAACGTCAGTTCGACCTGATCCGTCTTGATTTGCCGGACCTTGCCCAGCGGGTTTTCCTTGTGCCAGGAGCCCAGGCGAATCAGTTCAGAGAAGACCGCCGACAAGTAGCGTTGCTCGTGATTGACCGTCTCAGGCTTCACCTCGGTCAAGCGACGTTGCCGGTAGCGTGCCCACGCCAACGAATCGAACTCGAACGCCAAGGGGTTCCCTAGCCGCTTCGCCAGCGCCTCGCAGCGCGCCAAGCGTTGCTTGCCATCCTTCAAGGTGCAGCCGTGGAGGTCATACCAAACCTTCACCAGATCGGAGAGACGGTCATCCAGCGGTCGGCCCGTCTCGCCCTTCACGGCGAAAAAATCCTGCTCATAGCGAATCGCGGCAGACTTGGTGGCGAAGCCTTTCTTGCGAATCCTGCGCCCGGAACGACCATTCTCATAGAAGTCAGCCGTCCACGTCTTGCCGTCCTTGCGTACCGTCATATCGCATATCCCTTGCGCAGATAGCGATCACACATGAGCTTGTGGATATGCCTTTCCAGATCGCGACGAGTCCAACCCTTGGCGAGATAGTGGTCTTCGATAACGTGCCAGAACTCCAGTTTACGGGCGGACTCAATAGCCTTTTTTGCCGGGACACGCTCCCGCGCGATCAGGCTCACGAACTGGCCAAGGAACATCTCGCAGTTGCGCCCGCTAAAGCCCTTGGCGGTCTTGTAATAGCGCCGATACTCGGTGCGCTCGATCAGCGGATCGCACTCGACCTGGACGCGGGCGTCCTGGCTGATCAGGCTCCAGAAGGCGTCATACATGCCCTCCCGGGAGAGCACACGGAATGCCTCGCAGGCATAGTTCCACAGCCCCTGTAGATGCGGGCAAAGGCCCTCGTAGGTGCGGCAGCCGATGACCTCCCCCGAGGCCATACGCGAGCCTTCGGAGAACTGCTGGACGATGGAGTGGTGATAGCGAAACTCGATCCGCCACACCGTTTCCAGGGGGTTATAGGCCGGGTCGCCATCACCGAACGGATCCCCGTTCAGGGTCGCCCACACGCTTTCCCAATAGTCGAGCTTGTCGGTGGCCCGAGCCTGGAGGGTCTTGTTATAGATCGACAGTTGCAGGCCGTTGGCCGAGCCGAACATGTACGTCTCGCCACGCCCGTAGACCGAGGCGTTGCCGTCGAACTCGATCCGCTCGATCCCACTGATTTGCCGTACCCGACGCGAGCGGCAGTGCATGCGATCAACGAGATCAGCCGGAGGCGTCCAGCCCTGCACATCCAGCGCGATATGCACGGCTGCTTGGTTGGTCTCACAGTGACTCAGCACCGCTGCGGCCAGGTCATCCAGCACTCCCTGAAGGATACGCGGGTCGGCGCCGTCAATGGCGTGAGGCGACACTTCGATCTTGAGGTGCGAGCCAATGGTGTCGACCTTGATGTTGTGGTTCTTGATCAGCAGGATCAGGCCCATTTCGGCGTTCTGCAGGCGGTACTGATAGCCAGAGTCGCGACCGATACGGCCCTTGGACCATTCGTAGCCGGCGAACTCGACCACATCCACCGACAGGTCAAACAGCGCCATGACTTCCGGGCGCAACTTGCCGTTGTACAACTGCCGCACGGTGTCCACGCCGCACCGCAGGATCCGCACGCCTGACAAGTCGGTGAACTGTCCATTGAGCGGGTCCATGAAAAGCATCCCCTTCGGGGACTTGTGGAAATCCCCGTTTTCTTCGAGGACCAGTCGGGTTGGATGGATCGGAGTCTTCATGTTCTTTACCCGTTAATGAGGTTCTATGGGGTTGCTGATCGGGGGTTATCTGACGTGTTACAGGGGCGTCGGCCGCGCCTTCGGCCTATCGCTCATGCCTTGCGCTCCCGGCCGGCGGCGCGGCCCGCCCCTCATGGCGGCACCCCTACCGCCGCTAGCGCCGTCATCACCGTCCACCAGTGATGCAGCGCCCAGCCCATCGCCACCGGGACGAGGAATTCCCAATCGATCATTTCTGCCTCCAGGGCCGCGAGGCGTATTCGGAATCGGGAACGATGGTCAGCGGCGTCTGCCCCTTCGGCGAGGCGCCCGCAGAGGCGGCGACAGGCGCTGCCGGAACGATGCTGGCCACCGCGCCGGCCTGCCTCCCGGCACAGGTGACGGTCTGTTTCCAGTCCTCATAGCGAAGCTCTACGACGCACTCGCCCTTGGGCGTTACCCGGTAGCCGGAGCCGATCAGTTGCCAGCTGGTGAGTTCCAGGCGCCGGCCCGTGGGATCCTCCAGGGCGAACAGGTAAATGTCGCCCCGCGACTTGCGGTAGGCGTGGGCGAGGATGGAGATCCGCCGATCGGCGAAGGGATGGGCGTTCAGATCAACAGGCGCAGCAGCAGGCCCATCAGGTACAAGCCCAGGAGGAAGAAAGCTATTCGCAGTAGGACGCGCTGGAGCAGCCACAGCAGCGGGCGCAGCAGGGGCTTGAGCAGGGTCGCCAGGAGCGTCGGCAGGTGTCGCAGCAGCCGGAGCGCCAATCGTGCGCAGAGGCCCCATATACCAGACAAAGCCAATAGTGCCGGCCAGCAATGCCAGTAGAAGAACCAGCTTAGGCGACCGGAAGAGGCTCTTGCCGGCCTTGGTGTCCTGGGCCTTGCCGGTGGCCGTGGACTGGTAGAGGGCGAAGGTCTGCTTTCGGATCCGCTTGTACTCGATGATGGTGCCATCGGCGGGCGGACGGTTGAGTTGGGCGTCATGCTGGGCCTCCTTGTAGCGGCCAGGGATGCCGATCACCGCAAGGTTGGAATGCTTGTAGGCCATCTCGCAGGTCATGCGGATGTCGTCGCGGATGTAGGAGATGTTCGGCGTGGTGAGGACAATGTCCCAGTTGAAATGCCGGTGCCGAGTCCAGGCGTCGAGCCAGCCCATGGGGCGGTCGGCCGCGTGGGCCGCTTCCGGTCCACCGGGGTAGTCGAAGCGCTCGAGGTCTTTTTCCCGCCAGGACTTGGGAAACAGCAGTTGGGTTTCGTCGAAGATCAGGAAGGCCCCGCGGGGCGCCCACTGAAACCACGTGCGCATCTTTTCGAGGTCTTCCAGCGACTCCAGATCGAGGTTGATGATTTCCGCCGTGTTGGGCAGGTCCGGGAAGACCTGATAGGCCCGCTCCAGGGTGAAGCCGCGCACGTTGGTGATGATCACCCGCCCGTCTTTCAGCGCGGGCACGGCGTCATCCTGGATTGCGCCGGAGGTCTTGTAGGAGCCATTGGGGCCGTGATGGATCTTGATCGACACGGATCACCTCCCAATGAACGGCACGAAGCGCATGCAGAAGCGCGTCGCCGCCGCGACCATGATGATGTTCAGCGCCTGCGGCACGCCGAAGAAGGCCAGCCCCGCCGCAATCGGCCCCGGCAGCGCGGCGTACATGCTGCGGATCATCTGCGGCACGCCAAGGCTGTCGATCAGTTCGCGGGCGGCGGTGTAGCTGACATCGATCAGCAGGATCAGGGTCTGGAGCGCGGCGTACATCGACGCCTTGGTGGCGACCACCAGTCCGTCGCGCACGAAGTCATAGATGCCTTGGGCGAAGAAGTCCCAGATCCACTGGAAGAAGGCGATGATCTGATCGAGAAAACCGGAGAGCCATTCCATAGGGTCAGTCCTTCAGCAGAATGAGGGCGGCGATCAGCGCGGCCATTAGCAGCAGCGCCACGCGCAGGCTGGAGAGTTGGCCGGCGTAGTCGGAGATACAGAGGGAGTAGGACTTGCCCCAAATGGTCATGGACTCGCAGGGCAGCTGCCCGCCGCCTTCCGCCAGGTTGAGGTCGAAGGCGCCCTTCATCTGATCGACGTTGGCCTTCACCTTGGTCTTGAGTTCTTTCTTGGCTTCCTCGACCTTCTTTTCCCAGGTGGCGATGGCGTCATCCCAGGTGCCGGGCGTGGGTTCCTTGAGTTCGCCGCCGGGGCCTTCGGGGCCGGTGGAACAGTTCTCTTTCGCCGGGTCGCAGGTGCCGTTGCCATCCCCGCCCGTGCCGCTGCCGTCGCCGTCGCCGCTACCATCGCCCCCGCCGTTGCCGTCCCCTCCCCCACTGCCGTCGCCGCCATTGCCGGTGCCACCGTCATTGCCGCCACCGTTGTTGTCTCCACCGCCATTGCCATCGCCGCCGTCGCCATCACCGCCCGGCGTGGTCGGGTCGGTTGGATTCGTGGGATCGGTCGGGGTCTTGACGCAGGTAGTCCCCGACCACGACCAGCCGGGCGGGCAGCCGGGGTCGTTCGGGTCGGAAGGATCGGTGTTCGGGGTGTCGGGTGGGTTCAGCGAGTCGCCGGTCTGCGCGAAGGTATAGGAGTCGGCGCCGCAGCTTTGCCCGGTGCCCTTGAGGATGTAATTGCAGAAGCCCGTCGTGGTGGAGCCTTTGACCAGATAGCAACTGGCCGGGCTGGGACTGCCGCCGTACTGGCAGCTTTGATAACAGGCGCTCGGTGCGCCGCCGTCGCCGACATAGTTCCGCCCGCCCGAGGTGACAACAGGCGAGTCCGGGCCCTTGGCCGGGAACAGTTCGCCTTCCTTGCATTCTTCGGGCGGCGGTTTGCAGGCACCGTCGGCGGGATCGATCTCTTGTTCCGGAGGGCAGCTATCGCCAGTCAAGATGGCAGCCGACGGCTCCCAGGTAATTCCGCCAGAACCCGAAACACTGCACTGAACTACGTCGTAGCTCAGCTTGTTGATTTTCTTTAGCCAGTTGGCCGACGTGTTATCGAAGTAGTACTGGCACGCCGCCGTATAGGATGGAAAGAAGGCCGTGGGCTTTCCGGGGATGGAAATCTTCCATTGGTAGAAGTCCGCGCTCGCCAAGGAATGCCACAGCAACGAGACCAGCAGGCCCAGCAGCGGAAGAAGCCGGCCAAGGCCGGAACGTGCGTTGTTACTCATCCAGTCACCCATGAAAAAGCCCCCTGCCGGAAACTCCGGAGGGGGCTTCCGCCTCGGTCTGTTCGGTTAGAAGAATTCGCCGGTCCGGTACCCGGTGATGAAGGCGCCGGCGAAGAACGCCCCCAACCACACCGACCAGAGCACCCGTTACGCCTTGCGCAACATGCTGTAGATCAGGCCGGCAACGGCCAGGATCACCAGGGCGCCGACGATGTAGCCGCCAATGGCCTTCATATCGCCCTGGCCATCGGTGATCGCCGATTCCACCGCGCTGGTGTCGATCACCCCGGCGAAGGCCGGCAGCGAAGTCGCGGCAGTGACGGAACCGGCGATGCACAGGTTGCGGAACGAGGCGACCGGGCTGAACTTGGCGATGCGTTGCTTCATTGCTTTCATGGTGTTTCCTCTCTATTTGGCTTTACGAAGAAGTGACGCGACCCAGCCAATCAAAAGCCCCGTCACGAACGATCCCAGGACGCCAGCGGCACCGATGCCGAAGGCTTCCGGGGAGAAACCACCGTTGACCAGGATGTCCACGTATCCAGCGGCCTCGGGCGGAATCAGGTAGGCCTGTTGCCATGCGAGTTCGCGACACGCCATGAAGCCCTCGGGGGTCGAGGTCCACGCGGTACACACCTGCACAGCGACAACGCCTGACATAGCGATCAGTCCTCAAACAGCCAGGGAGGCCGCCAGGCCGTCGATCCAGCCCCAGGCGTAGCCGGTGGCCAGACCTACCGCGAACAGCGAGAGATAGCGGAGCAT